TATAGAAAAGGAAACATACTAAGAAGACATAAAGATAGACCTAGTTGTGAGATATCTACTACACTTAATTTAGGTGGTGATCCTTGGCCAATATACATTGATCCAACAGGAGAAAATAATGTTATTAATGAGTATAAATCTATTGTTAAACCAGGCGCACATATTGGTGTAGAAGTTAATTTAAAACCTGGTGATATGCTTATCTATTCTGGATGTGAATTAGAACATTGGAGAAAACCATTTGAAGGTAATCTCTGTGGTCAAGTATTCTTGCATTATAATCACGCAAATGGAAGGTTTGCTAAAACAAATCTGTACGATAAAAGGCCTTTATTAGGTATCCCTAAGACATCTTAAAAATTTATAAAGCTTATGATATAATCCATAATATTTAACAAATATTATATTATGCCTTTAAAAAAAATTGGTTTTGCACCTGGATTTAATAAACAAGCTACAGCTACAGAAGCTGAGAATCAATGGATTGATGGTAATAACGTACGATTTAGATATGGTATGCCAGAAAAAATTGGTGGTTGGCAACAGTTACAAAATAATACTTTAGTGGGTGCAGCTAGAGCTCAACACACATGGGTTGATTTAGATGGTCGTAAGTATGCAGCTATTGGTACTAATAGACTATTAGTTATTTATTATGACAATACTTTTTATGATATAACACCTATTGATCCTGACAGGCAATCTACAGGAGCTGATATAACAACAACAAACGGTTCAACTACAGTTACTATTACAACTACAAGTGCACACGCTATTGAAGTAGGTGATTTAGTTACATTTGAAAATGCAGGTTCTTTTACAGGAGGACAAACAGATTATACAGCATCTGATTTTGATGATGTTGTCTTTGAAGTAAAAACAGTTCCTTCTACTACAACTTTTACTATACAAATGCCTACAGCTGAAACAGGTACAGGAGCTACAAACGATGGTACATTAGATCCGTTACCTTATATTCTTATTGGTAACTTAATTACAACACCAGCTTATGGTTGGGGTGCAGGAAGTTTTGGTTTATCAACTTGGGGTACACCAAGAACATCAACAACAGTTATACTTGATCCAGGTTCTTGGTCATTAGATAATTATGGTCAAAATTTAATCGCAACAGTACACAACGGTAGAACTTTTCAATGGATACCTATTTCAGGAAGTGCAACAGCTTTAACAACTAGAGCGGTTTCTTTATCTGGTAATCCTACTAAATCAGTTATGTCTATTGTATCCGATCGAGACAGACATTTAATTCAACTGGGAACAGAAACAACTATTGGTACACCTAGTACACAAGATAAGATGTTTATTAGATTTTCTAATCAAGAAGATCCTACAACTTATGATCCAACTTCAGTCAATACTGCAGGTACATTTAGAATTGACTCAGGAACAAGAATTGTAGGAGCTGTTAAAGGTAAAGATTATTTATTAATTTTAACAGATACTTCAGCTTATGTAATGCAATTCGTAGGGCCACCATTTACTTTCTCTATTAGACAAGTTGGTTCTAACTGTGGTTTATTTGGTCAACATTGTGCAGTCTATGTAGATGGTGCAGTGTACTGGATGTCAGAAGAAGGAGGCTTCTTTGTTTACGATGGTACAGTTAAATCGTTACCTTGTTCTGTTGAAGATTTTGTCTACACAACAGACGGTGACAATTTAGGTATAAGCTTTAATAACGGTGAACAAATTTATGGAGGACATAATAGTTTATATAGTGAAATTAATTGGTTTTATCCAAAGTCAGATTCTAACTTTGTTGATAGAGTGGTTACTTATAATTATGCAGAAAGAGTTTGGACTACAGGAACTTTAGCTAGAACAACTTATGCAGATACTAGTGTATTTACATTACCTTATGCAACTAAGTTTACTCAAAACGTAGCTCCAACTTTTCCAACTGTTCAAGGTATTTCAGCTTCTCAAGGAAATACAAAATACTACGCACAAGAAACAGGAGTAAATGAAATAGATGCTGTAGGGAACGAAACAGCTATTAATGCTTATATACAATCAGGAGATTTTGATTTAGATGTAGAGGGTGACGGACAATTTTTAATGAAGATAAGAAGATTCATACCTGACTTTAAAGTTATAGCGGGTAATGCTACTATAACTTTAAACCTAAGAGATTTTCCAAGTGAAACTACAACTAGTTCTCCTTATGGTCCTTTTACTATTACTTCATCCACCACTCAAATTCATACAAGAGCTAGAGCAAGATTAGTAAATTTAAAAATAGAAAATACAGCTGTAGATGAAAATTGGAGAATGGGTTTATTTAGATTTGATGTTCAACCTGATGGAAGAAGATAATGGCTAAAATAGACGCATACATACCAGAACCAAAACCATCTTACGATGAATCTAATCAAAGACAAATTATAGCGTCTTTAGACACAATAAAAAATCAATTAAACTTTTCTTTTCAAGATGATTTAAGAAAAGAATTAGAAAGATTTACATGGTTTAATATGAGGTTTGGTTGCTAATGAGTTGTAATAATGTAAATACAACAGGATCAACTGCTCCATCATCTGCAGAGATAGATTTTTATCTTGCAGTTTCTAAAGGAGATTTTACTGGTTATTCAAATGTAAGTAAATTTGGAATCAACCCTACAGTTGGATCTGGTGGTTTTGAATCTATGTGGGAAGGAAGTAATTTATATCCTTGGCCAACAGCTGTTCAAACTTTAAGTGTTGTTAGTGCTTCTGCAAATGATGCATCAGGTGGAACAGGTGCAAGAACAGTAGAGATCCAAGGTCTAGATACTAACTGGGATGTTGTAACAGATACAGTATCTATGAATGGCACAACACCAGTTGTTACAACACAAACATTTAGAAGAGTATTTAGAGCAAGAGTTGTTACAGCAGGTTCTTTAAAAACTAACGCTGATGAAATTACAATGACAGGTTCTACTGATTCTAATATTTTAGCCTACATAAGCTATGATACTATTGGTATGGGTCAAACACTTATGGCGGTTTATACTATTCCAAATGGTAAAACAGGATATATTATAAATTTAAATGTATCTTCTTCTAAAGATAGTGAACATAGATTTAGATTTATGACAAGAGATAATGCAGTTACTGATGCCGCTTGGAATGTAAAAGAATACATGTCTGCAAGAGGTGGTTTTAGTAGTTGGAGAAAATATGCAATAAACAAAGTTACAGAAAAAACAGATATAGATTTACAAGTAATTTCTAATTCTACATCTGCAGCATCAGGAGGATTTGAGTTAATACTCATAGATAATTAATGGCTAACTATTATAAAAATGCGTTCTACGCTCCAACAACAACAGCTGTAACTAGCATATACACAACTCCTTCTAACTCAAGAGCTATTGTGCAAAATATACAAGTTACAAACGAAAGCGGATCAAAAACTTTTAAAACTAGTATAACTGATAGTTCTGCTTCTTCTACCATTCAAATTGCTTACGCTAATATTACAGGACCGACTATATGTAATGTTGCTAAGGGACCGATAGTTTTAGAAGAAAGTGATGTTTTAAAGATGGAAGTTTCTACAACAACAGCCATTACAGCCGTTGTATCAATTTTAGAAATAAGTAGGGACGATCAAAATGGCTAAAAAGAAAAGTCAAATAGGAGCTATAGAGTTTTATAAAAAAACTAAGAAAAAAAGACCAGGACGTATAAGAAAAAAACACGGACCGAAAAACCAAAAGCGTAAGAAGTATCGTGGACAAGGTAGATAAAATAAGTTATAAAATAGTATGACTCAAAAAACTATGATTATAGATGGCGTAGAAGTGCCTGTCGTTCCTGCAAAAGCAGAAGAAGAAATTAAAAACAAAAGAACAGGTACTATTTATGCTAGCAAAAGCGATTTTGATAATGATGTTGCTAATCCCAATACTGATACTACTCCAGATGATCTTCAAATTAACCAGAAAATAACAGTTGCATCTTTACAGGTTTTTGGTAAAACCAAATAATGAAACCTTACGGTGGAACTGAAATTCAATTTGATTATTTAAAAAAACACGTATCTTACGGATTATTAGATTCTGTACAAATTACAACTTCAGTTCCTGAAAAAATACCTTTAGATCCTGTAAAAGCTAATATACTTTGGATCAAAAATTCATATGATCAACCTAATCTTGAACCTTGGTTTATGAATAAAGACAATCATAAAAAATATGATTGGTATGTATTTAATTCTCATTGGTCTTTTGAAAAATATAGATACTTCTTTTCTATACCAGAAGATAAGTGTGCTGTTATTAAAAATGGAATAGACTATAGTGAACTACAATTAAAAACAGATTTTTCTCCAAAACCTAAAATTAAAATGTGTTATATCTCAACTCCTTGGAGAGGTTTAGAAATTGCTTTAGCAGCTATGGAATCAATTAAAGATCCTGATATAACTTTAGATGTTTATTCAAGTACTATTATTTACGGTCAATCTTTTCATAAAAATAATGATAAACAATATTTGAAACTTTATGAAAAAGCTAAGTCATTACCTAATGTTAATTATAAAGGTTATTGTGATCACAAAACTCTGTTAACTAAATTAAAAGATTATGATGTAAATTGTTTTCCTAGTATCTGGGAAGAAACTTTTTGTATATCTGCAATGGAATCACTAGCCGCGGGTCAAATGTTAATAACCACGGATCTCGGTGCCCTACCAGAAACTTGTGCAGAATTTCCTATTTATATACCTTACACCAACAATAAACAAAAATTAGCAATACAAGTGGCAGAATGTATTCTGCAAGCCAAAGAAGTATTACAAAATGATTTATCTTGGAGTTTAAAATTTCAACAAGATTATTATAAAAGATTTTATGATTGGAATATTATTAGTAATTTTTGGACATCATTCTTAAAAGGGGTTTTACATGCAAAACGAAATGAAAAATAAACATTTAATGATATGTACACCCGTACATTCAGAAGTTTCAATTCATTTTATGAAAGCTTGTTTAGATTTACAAAAAGAATGCTTATTAAATAAAATTAAAATTACTTTTCAATTATTAAAATCATCATTAGTTACACAGGGTAGAAATTTATGTGTTTCTTCTTTTATGAATAGTGACGCTGATAGAATGTTATTTATTGATAGTGATATTGATTTTACAACAAGATCTGTATTTAGATTGTTTAATTCACTTTACGATGTAAGTTTAATACCTTACCCTATGAAAACAGTTAATGAAACTCAATTTAGAAATGATTTAAAAAGCAGACCTGATGATCCACCTAATTCTTACGGTAATGTTTTTCCAATGTCTGTTTTAGATCCTGAAAACGTAGAACCTAAAGATGGTTTTATAGAAATAACTAAAGGGCCTACAGGCATGATGATGATTAAGAGAGAGGTATTTGAAAAATTAGAAGTAGAATATAAAGAATTAAATATAATACAACATACTATGATTAATGGTGAGATGGTTGAAAGACCTCATTATTTCAATTTTTTTGATTCTTATTATAGCCCTAAGACTAAAACATATACTGGAGAAGATTTTTATTTCTGTAAGTTATGGACATCTATGGGTGGTAAAATACATGCCTTAATAGATGAGGATATTAGTCATGTTGGAGAATACCATTATAAAGGCAAGTTTAAAGATCATTTGATAAAGATTGCCTGATATTGAAGAATACCTTTATATAAGTTAAAATACCATAATAACTAGTTAAAAATATTATGGATCCATTTACTATAGCACTCGCTACTTTTGGTATACAGAAGTTAAGAGGTAAATCAACAAATAGAGCATTAAGAGATGCTGCTCTTACAGGCGGAATAGGTCAATTTGCAGGTATGGCAGGAGTTCCTGGTATGCAAGCATTTGGTTCTACATCTATACCTGGAATGACAGGTAACTTTATTGGAGGCCCTGCAGCGGGAGCAATGGGACCTGTGCCTTCAATTGGACAACAAGTTGCAATGGCACCACAAAATACAATGAGTGGTATTCAAAGATTAATTGGAGAAAAAGATGTGATCAACAAAGCAACAGGCGCAGTTACAAAAGAAGGTTCAGGATTCTTAGGTATGTCACCGGGAGCACAATTAGGTTTAGGTTTAGGAGCTGCAACTTTATTAGAAGGTGAGGAAGAAGCACCTGAAATGCCAGCAGGTACACGACCTGAAGACTATGCTGCAGCGCAAGCAAAAGCAGATAAACAACTAGAAGGAATTTTAGAAAGTTACGATTATGGAACTACAAACACACCTGATGATATTTATAACTACACTAATAGAGCTAACTCTATGTATGCTTTTAGTAAAGGTGGAATAGCAGAAATAAGAAAATTTAATCAAGGTGGTATTAATTATTTACCATCTAAATTTGATCACGATGAAAAAGATTACAATAACTACGTAAGAGCAGAAGGATACGTAGAGGATGGTACAGGTAATGGTGATAAAGATACAGATACAATCTTAGCACAATTAGCTGATGGAGAGTTTGTTTCAAGAGCGGATGCAATCTTAGGAGCAGGTATTCTAGAAGGCGCTAACCCAAAAAGTTTTAAAGATATGAGAAAAAAGGGTGCAGCATTTTTCTATGGACAACAAGCTAAATTTAAAAGAATATTTGATTTATTAGATGCAGCCAGAAAAGAAGCAAATTAAAAAAGAAGTCGGTGTATTATACATCGAAGCAAAAAAACTTGACGAGTATTGGTCATTAGTTGAGTTTATGTTGCGAGAAGGTTTAAAATACGACGGAGATCCTATGAGTATTGAAGATCTTCGAAAAGGAATTAAAGACGGAGTCTATCAATTATTTATGATGTTTGGCTCTGACGATGGTGAAAAATATAAAGTGTTTGGTGTATTTGTCACTAGAATTATGGTTTTACCAAACTATAAACAATGTGAAGTCATATTGTTAAAAGGAGAAAAAAGAGAACTATGGCAAAGCGAAGCTGCAGACACTATAGAAGATCTTGCAAGATCAGAGGGTTGTAAAAAAATAGCAGTACACGCAAGACCAGGTTGGCAAAAGTTTTTAGGAAGTAAAGAATGGAAAGTAAAAAGATATTTATATACAAAGGAGTTAAACTAATATGAGTTTTATTTTTGGCGGTGGCGGCGGTGGAGGATCTTCTGGGGGTTCATCATCAGGCACTCAAGTATCAATAGCTAGAGAAGCACCAGAAGTAGAAAGCCGTAAGCTCGCACTCTACGATCAAGCTGCTGAATTAGCTAAATCACCTGTAGGCATTCCTGCATTTCAAGTTGCAGCACCTAGTGCTTTACAACAAACTGGATTTACACAAGCAGGTCAAACAGGAATGGGTGCACCTACAACTACAGCAGGAATAGGAGCTGTACTACAATCAATGGGTGGACCAAACATAAATCAATTTTTAAATCCTTATCAACAATATGTAACTGATGAAATAGCTAGACAAGGTCAAATGGCACAAAATCAATTAAGTGCTCAAGCAGTTGGTGCAGGTGCATTTGGTGGAGCAAGAGAAGGAATACAAAGAGCAGAATTACAAAGAGCAACTCAAGCTAATATAGGTCAATCTTTAGCAGGAGGTTTTGGTCAAGCAGCAGGTCTTGCAGCACAACAACAAGGTATTCAACAAGCAGGTGGTCAGTTACTTGGAGCATTAGGTGGCCAACAACAAGCAATGCAACAAGCTGACATAGCAAGTTTATTACAAGCAGGTGGAATTCAACAACAGTTAGGTCAACAAGCTTTAGAAGCATCTAGAGCTACTGATATGGCTAGAGCATACGAACCTTATCAAAGATTAGAATTCTTAAAAGGTATTATGACTAATTTACCAACATCACAGTCTGCAGTAACAGCGACCACGGCTCCCGGAACTAATCCGTTAGCACAAGCTGTTGGAACAGGAATTGGAGCATACGCGGCCTATAACATGGGTCAAAGGAGGTAGTTAATGGCAGCACCATTAATCGGTTATGGTTTAGCAGGTTTAGCTAATTTAGGACGTGCTGGAATGGCAGGCTATCGTACTCTTAGGGGTATCAGAGCAGCTAGAGCCGCAGCAGGACAACCTATGGGTTACCAAAGAGGTTTAGGGGCAATTCAAAAAGGTGAAAGAATGTTAGTAAGAAAATCTCCATTAACAGCTGGAGGTTTAGAGACAGCTATTTCTGCACCCTTAGCAGCAGAAGGATTAATGGATGTTGGACAAGGTGTTTACGAAGGAGATTACGGACAAGTAGCTGGAGGACTAGGTTCATTAGCTTTTGGTGTTCCACTATTAGGAAGAGGTTTAAGAACAGTAGGAATGAGTAAAAAAATTCCTGGATCAATTAGAGGTCCTTTATATCAAACAGGAAAAGGCGTTCAACAAAGAGCACCTTTAGATTCAAAAACATTAGGTGCAGGTTTAGGTTTAACAGGTGTAGGTGCTGTATTTGAAAGAGATGATGCACAAGCTCAAGAGCCACAAGTATTAAGTGACAACCCAGTTGATATTGTAATTAATAGCGTTAATTATGCTAAACAAAATCCTGATCAAACAGAAAAAGAATTAGGTGTAAGACCAGGTACTCCTGAGTTTCAAAAACTTGTAGAACAAAGATTAACTCAAGCTTATGAGTTAGCTAAAGAAAATAACATAGAACAAAAATTAACATTTGAAGAAGCTGTTGCAGATGTAAATAA